TAATCCTCCGGTTAATCCGGCCAGTGCCAAAGCAACAGGGCCGGTTGCACCGTATTCAATAAGAGCGTTTTTGACCGCGATAGCAACGCCCTCTTTGATTATCATCGCTATCGCACTTTTCAGACTGTCTACTACGTTTTTCCCATATTCAGCCCAACTGTCAGCTCCTTGAGCCAAAGAGTCGCCAAGGCCAGCAATCGAAGCAGCGAGCGTATTGGTTAACTCAATCGCCATTGTTTCCTGATTGGTAAACTGCTCAAACTCGTTACTAATGCCTTTCCAATCAACAGAGGATTTTGATACCTCTTTTTGGGCTTTTGCGACAGCATCTAATTTCCAACCGAAAACCTCTGCATTACGAACGGTCTCCTCATCTACTTCGGTCTCTATTTTCCCAAAAGTCACCTTTTTTTTAACGACACTCATCGGAGACTTGTAATCGACTTCTCCGATTTTGTCAAGCCATTCCTTTTTCTTTTGCAGTTCGGCGTTTTCAAGGCGTAATTTTAAGATCACGTCTTCACTACCAGCAGCCTTGATTAACTTTTCATTCTCTTCGATTTTTTTATTCAGGGCTTCGTATAACCCGACCGACGTTCCGGTCTCTGTATTAATCGTTTTTCTGAGTTTTATCTCTTCATTCAGGGCTTCTTTTTGTATCTCTAATTCCTTTTTGTTTTCTTCAGTCAGTTCTCCGATGGCTGGTTTTATTTTCCCACTTATCAGATCGTCAACTGTTTTTAGTTCGCTTTCCAGTTGTGCAAGACTTAGGCTATCAAGTGTTTTTTTTGCTTCTCCGGCCGTTTTATCAATCTCCCCATAAGTCATGTTGACTTTTTTGGAAGCATCATCGACCTCAAGGGTCATATTTCGCATGGCCTTAACACTTCCGATCCAGTCTTTTAGTTTCGGGACAATGACAACCAGGGAGGCGGCCAGACCCGTCAAGACAAGTCCTAACGGATTAGCAGCAATAGCGGCCGTTATCAATTTAAAACCAACCGCAATTTTTGGCAAAACTAATACAATGCTCGAAAAGGTCTTTAGAAGTGGCCCGGCGACAGCCAAAATACCCCCTATAATCAAGATGGTGTTTAACTGTTCGTCTGATAGAGATTTAAATTTTTCCCCCAACCTTGTTATTGCATCGGCAATTTTATTGACAACCGGAAGAAGTGCAAACCCTATATCTTTTGCAGCAGACTTTAAGCCTTCCATGGCCTTTTGAAGTTTGAAAGCAGACGTTTTCGAGACTCTTTCAAATCCTTCTCCTACTAAGTCATTTTGCTCTTGCATATGTTCGAGGATCTTCTGGTAATCCCCAGCCTGTGCCCCGGCGGTACCTAATACATCCGATAAGGCCCTTACGTTCGGAATAACAGCGGCAATACCTTCTTCGTTTCCTTTAAAAGCTGCAACTAATTCGATTAATGTTTTTGAAAGGCCCTGCTTAGAAACCTTTGCCCGTAACTGATCGGTTGTCATCCCGATAGTAGCGAGTGCCTCACGGGACTCTTTCGTTGGTTTAAGAAGCGAAGCCATGACTCCACGAAGCCCAACAACGGCCTCTTCTGCTTTTACTCCGATACGGGTAAAGGTTGCTATGTTTGCACCGACCTCTTCAATTGAGATTCCAAGGAGTGAGGCCATACCGATAACCCTACCCAAAGTCGGAGCGAGATCTTCAGCTGCAACGTTACCTTCTTTTACCGTTCCGATCAGTGCATTGGTCGCACGGGCGGCGGTCATGTTTTCTTTTCCGTACGCCTGAATAATAGCTGTGACCGCACGGGTAATGTCTTTTGTCTCTCCCAGTCCGATAGCTGCTGCTTTAGCTCCCATCTCAAGGACGGACATCGCTTTTTCGCCGCGAAGACCGGAAGAAGTAACAACGAACATAGCATCGGCTAATTCCTTGGAACTACGCCCGGTCTCTTCGGCTAATTTTCCAATCGATTCCCGCATCCCGTCAACTTCCTCGGTGGTTAATCCGACCAAGGTTTCAAGTTTGACAAACGAAGCATCGACAGCGACAGCCATTTTCACCCCTGCGGCGGCTATTCCAAGCAGTGGAAGAGTCAGGTATTTAGACATACTTGATCCCACGGCCCCAGCCTTGGTGGCCATACCATGAAGCGAGGTTGTTACGCCCCTTAATTTTTGTTCAAAATTAGCGGTATCCGCCCGGAATAGGAAGTTTAGGCTCGCCAGCGACATGGAATTTCCTCCATCGTTTTTCTAGTTTTAAAAACTCTTCCCTCGTCATCGGGACCGATTTTTTCTTCTCTTTAAAAAGAGTGTCGGGGTTTATCCGGTCTTTTTTCTGTAACTGGATATTTAACAATGCGACGGTACGATACCAATGCTGTTGCTCCCGTTGCTTCTCAAGATCAAAAAAACCCTTTTGCTTAGAGACGAACTCGGCCACCGTAATCTCGTCAAACTCTCTCGGCGACATTCCCATTTGACCGAGTCCGATCTCTCTCAGGTCGTGGATCGTGATTTCCCGGCGCTCTTTTTCGCCGGTTTCTGAGGGTTTCCCGCGAACTGTTTTTTGAAAATGTCGACAATCTTAACGATCAAACCCGATGGATCATCATCCAGTAGGTCTGCTATGTTTTCAACTGTCATGTCAAACGGTTTTCCCTCGCTGCGAGCACCATCTTTCAGACCCCAAAAGGCCAACTTAATAAGATCCATAAGACTGGTATTTGATCCTCCAATCTTATCCAGTTCACCTAATTTGATCCCAACCTCATCACAATATAACGCCAAGGCATTCAATCCAAACTTCACCGGATATTCCGTTTCCCCAATTTTTAAATAGTCTATCATGTTCCTACGTATGGGGTTAATGCTCCGGTTCCCTCGATCGTAAACGTATAGGTGCAGCTTTCCTCGACAGGACTATCAAGGTCAACGCCCGTAAAATAACCCGACCCTGAATAATAGGTATCTCCCGATACCTCAGTCGAAAGTTTCACAGTTACGGCGGTTCGCGCAATTGCGGCAGCCAATAACTCCTCGTATCCATAGGTGTCTGCAAAGCAGACAAATCCACCACCTCCGGCGTTCCAGCTTCTCAGCCCGGAAAGTTTTGCAGCCCATCCCGCACTTGATTTCGTAGTGGCGTTTCGTGTTGCCATCTGCAAACTCAAGGTGTGTGAGGTAGCCGATCCCACAGCAACATCCCCGATGTACATAATTAGAGATGTGCCATTAATAATTTCAGTTGTTGCCATTTATTTTTTCTTTTTAGTTAGCTTCTTTTCAATCTTCTCAACGAAATTCTCATCACGGGCTTTTCCTTCTTTGATAAGCTGGCGCCCGTAATTTTTCGTTACCTGAACTTTTGTGCCTTTCGGCAATGTGCGCCCTGCGATCTCCGTGTCCTTGACAAGGATCACAAACCCAGAAGTCTTAATCTCATTCATCGTTTTATTCGTATTAGAAAATCAACAGATCGCCGGTAATAGTCAGCCGTTTCGTCAAAGTCGTCCCAATGGCTGTCGTAGGAGATATGCGTAATTGATCCGCTCGAAGTATAATCTAAGGCAGTCCTAAGAGATTCACACAAGGTATTAACCGACTTAGCCGAAGTGGCATAAATATCCACCTGTAAACGCATAATATCGGTAATTGAAACCCCATTTTTTCGCTTAGAAGGAACGTTAGAAATAACCGTATACACCATATACGGAGCATCTTGCGTCTGTTTAGCGACCTTTGGAGAGACCGTGCCAACAGCACTGAGTAGCGTATAGATGGTATCTTCGATCATATCTTACCTTTTTTGACCCACTTGGCGATCTCTTTTTCAAACACTCTCTTTGCATCCTGCTCGAAACGTTGTTTTACGGCATCGTGGGTACTATCCCATGCCGGACGCATAAAAGGATGTGACCTAATATCACCACCGACAGATTTGCCCCGTTTCGTGCTTTGAAATTTTCCTTTACCGCTCCGGCGGATATTGTGACCAAATTCGATCCACATACCATAGTACCCAGAAAGAGCTTTTCCATACCTCCCCTTTACACGGGGCCCGACAATGACAGTTACGTTTTTAGAGCGTTTCATGTCAATCGGTCCAATGGAATCCCGAAGTGTACCCGGTTTAATCCAACCGTATTTACTTCGATGCGCCCGTTTAGCGACCGGAGCCAATCGTTTGGCTTCATTGACAGCCGGGATAATCGCATATTTAATGAGTTTACGAACAAGTTTAGATTCATAAACCCGTGGCAATTTGTCCATGAGTTTAATGAGTTCAGCCCTGTTCGTTAATTCAATAGATATATTACCTACCCCGTGTGTCATGACCGATCTTTTTTAAGTGTTCGCAGCACCAAATACCGTTTGCGGTCGATCTCTTCTATCGCCGTAATATCGTACACATAACTATCGTATACAACCCGCATGGTTTCATTTAAGGTACGGTACCGGACAATAAATTTTACTACTCTTTCAGCGACCTTTTGATCGGCCTCGTAAACTTCTTTTCCGGATTCGTATGCAACTTTAGCCCAGACTGTTGCAAGGGTAGACCATACCGCAATGCGCTGACCAACGGAATCCGCCACCCAGGTACATTGCTCGATCCTAACCCTCCGATCTAAGTCGCCTAATTGCATCTTCTTCCTCTTTACTTAGCCAATCAATCGTAAATTCTTTTTTTGTGTAGTGTTCAAACGGCCAGATATTTACTCCGCTCTTGAGGTCTAAGGCTAAAATCTTATCGGACGGATAAATTTTTTGTATGACCCCATTTGCGTTCAGTAAACAATCTGATGAGTAATCCAATCCCTGATTCAGGTCGTCACCCCACAATTTTGGAGTGGTCTTTTCTTCAGAGATGATTTCCGCTTGTCCTATGCGATCTAAAAAGTGTCGTGAGATGGTTATCTGTTTTCCCGGAGTAATCACACCAAAAGGCCCGACGTGACATTCACGATATTTAACCGTAACCATATCACCAAGCCTCTCTATAACATCCCTTCTAATAACCCTACCGCATCCTATCGCATAACTATTGTCAAAGATCGCTGTTTCACCCGTTAGGGTGTCGAGTATTCCGCATCGGTTAATACCCGCCGCCTCGTCCTGCCATGTGTAATTCCTAAGGAGTTCGTTACTTAACAGATCGTCTGATCCAAGCGTTAAAAGATAATCCCAATCGTACTTTAGTGCCTCTCGTAAACCTGCGTTCCACTTCTTTCCGAGTGGTAGGTTTTTATGTTCAAGAGGGATCACATCATACAATTGGCATAACTCTTCAAACCCACCAGAATGAACCGCTAATGCGGTAATATCAAACTCCTCCCGAAGTCGGCATAAACCTCTAAAACAGATCGCCGTAATTTCCGGGCGTTGCCACAAAGCAGTAAGACAAAGAACTTTAATAGACACGGTACATATCGAATAAGGAACGTGCCCCGTTAGGAATTTCGTTCATTTTCTCTTTCGTTACGTCCTGCCTATTCTCGTACAAATGCCCCAAAGTCAGATAAATACCAGCGATAATAAGTTCAGGAACCGCCGAAGCAGCCGTGCCATATCCTGCGTCATAATTGATTATAACCGAATTGGCACGGCCACTGATTGACGGCCATGATTTATCAATTGCCAGCGTAATCCGGCAAGGTTCTGAAATATAATCACACAAGTATTCAGTCGAGGCCAAAGTCTGAAGAGCGTCGTCAGCGTCATAATACTTTACTGAATTTATTTTTGAAACCGGGGCCGGATAAACTTCAATAGTCCAATCCTTATTAGTTCCCGGAAAATCATCGAGTGAAAGTTCCCAAACAGTCTTTATTAAGGAACGCCTCATGTACTTCTCTGCTGACAACCTTGCAGCCTTTATAAGCGTGGCAATCAAAGCATCTTCAGTCGAATCATCGACTTTTAGAAAAATCTTTGCCTCCGCCGTTGTGATCGGCTCAAGACTTGGTTGTGTGATTATCTTTCTCATTTAGCTTGCAGCGTGTTGCATATACTTAATCGGGTGTGTACCTCCATCAAGCAACTGCCCATCAGTCCGGGTCAACAGAGCGATACCGATTTGATCGGTGTCGGCAAACCGTTCTTTTAGCACGATTCTCCTATCACTGGCAACCTGTCGGATAATATAATTGCTGAAATCTCCGAATAGAACGGATTTTGCACTGACCCCAATCGAAGCCATATCCTGGTTAATTGTGTAAGGAAATCCAAGAATCGTGTTAGGTACACCTGCTGTAATAGCTGGTTGCCATAACGGTTTTGAATCTCCGTCAACAATCTTCTGGAGATAAGCCAGGGTAGCATCATTGAACATGAAGCGTGCATTCATCCGGTAAGCCGGATCAACGGAATGATACAGGTCAACCAGATTATTGTAAGTGATCGAATCAGCCCCGACGCTCGAAATAGCCGAGTTAGCTGCACCCGTCACCACACCAGAAATAGTAGTCGATCCTGCTCCTGTGGTATAGGCAGCATTCAGGCCACGACCCAATCTTATGCCAAACAAATCGGCAAGAATCCCCTCAATATCAAAATAAGAATCCTCAAGAATTTCCCTTGAGATTCTTACAAGGCCAGAACTCCATTTGTACGCTTTCAGGGTAATGGCTTTTGCAAAAGTAACAGCCGTTGCCGAAGTCTCAAGATTCGCAGCCTCATCAACCTGATAACCGACAACAGCAGTGTCATTGGTTGACGGCCAGGGAATGTCATTACCCGAACCAGTTTT